CCAGAGAGATCCAAAGATGGTGACTATGGTAATTATGTATTAGATTCTGATTTATTTGGAGCAGATGCTCTATTACAACATGCTGATGTAGTACTTGGTATTAATAAGCCCTCTATCAGAAAGATTAGGTTCTATGGTCCTGAAAGATTTATAGTGAATGATGAAGATCTTCTTGCATTTCACTTCTTAAAGTCTAGGAATGGAACAACTAGGTTAAGCTTCTTTAAGCTAGATAGAGAAAACATGAGAATAGTTGAGATAGAAACACCTCCGCAAGCAACAAAACTTAAATTGTAATTATGAGTAGAAAAGAAAGAGAAAGAGAATTCTTTGCTTATCATCATGATAAGTTTAGAAGAGCTCAAGTAGCTGATCCATTCTTTGTCTTAAAGACTGCCTTCTTTCAGAAAGGTAAGTATGGTAGACAAGTACAGCTATTTGAAAGTGAACTCAAAAGAGGTGAAGACATCTACATTGAGTTTATTGACATTATCAGAGATGAATCTGGTAAAGAACAGGGCATTGAACCAGCTTATGCTGACAGAGCTTTGTTTAAGTGTAAAGCTAATCCATATTATGCAGAAGAGTATGATGTGAAAGAGGGTACTAACTCTAATGGTGATAATTATCTTGCCTATACAGTACCTCTATCAGAACTTATGGTTCTTATGCCAGATGGTTCTGAGATTACACATAATCTATATGAGAAGAGAAAAGCTGAAGCTCCTAAAGAACAAGTTACACTATCTGTGTTTCCTGATTTTGAAGAGCAGTTTATTCCTAAACTCAAAGAGAAAACAGAAGAACTATCTCTAGACCTTCCTACAGAAGATGAAGGTATGGCTGAGATTACTATCAGAGACTTTGCTGCTATTATATGGCAGAAGCCTGTTAGTACAAAGACATGGTTGAATAATCTAATTAAACAACAATGAGTATAGTACTTCCAACTAAAAAAGTTGCGGCTGATAGAACTAATCCAAAAAGATTAGTAATCTATTCTAAGCCAAAGACTGGTAAGACAACTGCATATGCAGGACTTGATGACAATCTGATTCTTGATTTAGAAAACGGTGCAGACTATGTAGAAGCACTCAAGCTTAAAGTAAATTCTTTACAGGAATTACTTGAGGCTGGTAAAGCAATTAAAGAAGCTGGTAAGCCATACAAGTATGTTACAATAGATACTGTAACTGCATTAGAAGATATGGTTGGACCACTTGCTATTAAGCTTTATAAGCAAACTAGCATGGGTAAAAACTATGATGGAGATAATGTCTTAACCCTACCTAACGGTGCTGGGTATTTATATTTAAGACAAGCTTTCTTTCAAGTTTTAGATTTTATTGATACATTAGCTCCCCATATTATTTTATCTGGTCACATTAAAGACAAACAGATAGATGATAAAGGAGAGATGGTTCTTGCTGCAAATATAGATTTGACAGGTAAGATTAAGTCTCTAATCTGTGCTAACGCAGATGCAATTGGTTATATGTATAGAAAAGGAAATAAGACTATTTTATCATTTAAAACAAGTGAAGAGGTAACTTGTGGAGCAAGACCTGAGCATTTATGTAATGAAGAAATAGTAGTAACAGAGATGAATGAATCTGGTGAGTTAGAATTTCACTGGGACAAAGTTTTTATTTAACAATTTAATTTTAAGAAAAATGGCATTAAGCACAACTGATTTGGGCAAAGAAGGCTCAGGACTACCAAAAACACTTATTCCAGGTAATCATGTTTTAAAGATTAATAACATTGAGCTTGAGGAATTCAAGTTTATTCCGGGTGCATTCCACCTTATGTTACATGTAGAAACTGCACCTATTGAAGGTTTTGAAGGTTTCTTGGTTGACAAAGATGATGAAAGCAAGGGAAGATATCAAGGTCAAATTGGTAGAATTAAAGCAAGTCAATATGCATTTGCAGATGGTGAAACTAAATCTGGCATTAAGATTCAGAGAGATAGATCTATCTTAATTTTCTTGAGAACTTTGGCTCATACTTTACAACTTGACTCTTGGTTCCTTGAGCAAGATGGTCAGCATGATACTATTGAAGACTTTGTTAAAGCATTCAACAAGACTGCAGATTTCAGAGAAAAATATCTTGAGTTCTGTGTTGCTGGTAAAGAATATGAAGGTAAAACAGGTTATACAAACTATGACTTGTGGTTACCAAAAGCTGAAGGTAAGAAATATGCATTTGGTGAAGAAGAATCTGGTGCTGTTATCAGATTTGATGAGACCAAGCATGTTAAGAAACTAGAAGTAAAAGAAGTTAAATCCTTTGGGGATGATGATGATGTGTTCTTAAAACCTAAGACATCTTCTGACTTTAGTCTAGACTAATAAATACTCTTTCGTAAAGGGGGAGTGTTAGTAATAATGTCAGACTACTTCAGGAGCCTCCCCCTTTATATTTTATTGGTTATGATTTCAACAAAGAATTTAATATCTGATTTAACAGAAGTCCCAATAGAATGGGTATTTGAGTATTATCTGAACTTAAAAGAAAAGCTTACCGGACAGAACATCAAGATGCTATCTGCATTTAATGTTAAAGATAAGGTGCCTAGCATGTTTATCTATCAAGACAGTGGTAAGTATAAGTTCAAAGATTTTTCTTCAGGATTTCAAGGTGACCATGTAGAACTTGTCAGACATCTATTTAACTATGATGTCAGATTCAAGGCAGCTAACCGGATTATAACCGATTATCAGGAGTATCTAAAACATAATGCACCTGTACAAAGGGGTCCGATACAGTTCCATGATAAGTTCAAGGTTGTAGATTTTGAGATGAGACACTGGAATACATTAGACCAAAAGTACTGGACACAATTTAAAATTAGTTCTAGTATCTTGAGTCAGTATAATGTGGTTCCATTGGAGTTCTTTACAATGTCTAAGACTGAGATTGATGGTTCCATCACAAGCTATAGATTTTCTAGACCCTATGTTTACGGTTATTTCCGTAATGATGGTGAGCTATACAAGATTTATATGCCAAAAATTCCTGAGAAAAAGTTTATTAAGATCCAAAACTATACTCAAGGTATGGATCAACTGCAGTATGATTCTAAGTATTTACTGATTGTATCTTCTCTTAAAGATCTCATGAGTTTTAAAAAGCTTGGTATTGGTAATATAGAATGCATTGCTCCAGACAGTGAGAATACAATGATTGGAGAATCTGTTATAGGTAAGCTTCAAGAGAAATATTCTAAGATAATTGTACTGTTTGATAATGATGAGCCCGGTCTTAAGGCTGCTCAAAGATATCATGACAAGTATGGTATCAACTTTATTAATCTTGACATGTCTAAAGATCTATCAGATTCTGTGAAAGATCATGGTGTTGAAGCTGTGAGAGATAAATTATTATCTTTACTAAAACAAGCAGTATGAGTTGGTTATACAAAGGAGAAGTATTTAATGACAGCAAAATTCCAGATGGTGCTGTAGGTTTCATTTATGAAATGGAAGCAATCATTGATGGTAAAGTAGTCCGTTATATTGGTAAGAAAAACTTTTATTCTACAGTTAAAAAGAAACTGGGAAAAAAAGCTATTGAAGCAATGACAGACAAAAGGGCATCTAAATACACTTTTGTTAGCAAAACTAACTATCAAAATTATTACAGTAGTAATAAAGTGCTGCAGGATGCACATAAAGCAGGAATTCCTATAAAGAGATTTATGGTTAGGATATGTTTCTCAAAGACAGAGTTAACATATCATGAGACTAAATCACAATTTGTAAGAGAAGTGCTTGAAAAAGAAGAATATCTGAATGCCAATATCCTTGGCAGGTTTTACAAAATCAAATAGTATGAAAGAAATAGATATGATTGGAACCCTTGTTAGATTAGCTGACTTGGGTGTAACTGGTATTAAGGTACAATATGAAGGATCTGGTGATTCTGGTTGTATTGAAAATGTAGTTTATACTACAGAAAAAATGGATAGGGATGAAGAAGCAGCATTTGATGAGATAAATTATATAGAAGTATGGGGTCAGGATGTACAACATCTTCAAGAATTAGATTCTGGTCTTCATTCTGATATAGAAAATTTTGTTGAAGACAAATTACTTCAAGATATTGAAGATTGGTGGAATAATGATGGTGGTTATGGTTCAGTATGTATTTTAATTCCTTCAGGTAAATACAAGATCTATAATGATATTAGAATTACCCAGATTGAAAGTTATTTTCATGAAGGTTCTTTAATTCAAAAAACATTATAATGGCACATCCCTATCAACATGCCGTATCTTCAGCTAGAAAGTTTGGAGGAGCTCCAGTAGATTATTTATATATCCACCAATGGTTTGATGAAACTAAATCTTGGGTAGGTCATAGTAAACATAGAATGTTCCGTCACCACAGTGAAGGCATCTTTGAATGTGAACAAAGATTTGGTATATCATTTAATAACTCTGATGGCAAAACTGTATATACAAGATATGTTGGTGAACAACATGTAAAAGAAGATTGCAATGGATATATTCCAAGTGCAAAAGAATGGATAGATATGATTGCATCCGGTGAATTAAAAGAATGGGCTATTAAAACCCTAAAAATTGAAGACTAATGACAAGAAATGAATTAAAAAATCTGATTAACATGTTTCAATCAAGTGATGCTGAGAATCATGTAGTTGCATTTCATGCAATTGAGAACAGTAAACTTGATGACAATGAACTAGTATTATTGTATAAATTTTCGGGACAACCATATGCACAATGGAAGAAAGAGATCCCAAAGACTGCAGAAAGAATTAATAATGTAATTGGTGATGAAGCCATAGCATTCTCATCTGCACGTGTGCTTGGTATTATTACTAATAATAAAGCAGCCAAGCATGTAATAGAAACATTCCTGGAGTTTTTTATCCGGGACTTAACCAGTATGTTAGGAAGCATAGGGTATCCAATGGACAAAGTAGACATCAATGTAAAAATAAGAGATGATGGACAAAGCACAGAGTCTAAGTAAAATCAGTAAAGAACTAATGTTGAAAGAGCCCTATTATGGGTTCTTTCTCATTATGTTGAATAAAGTATGGAGAAAAGATCTCCCTACTGCAGGTG